ACAGCCAGTTTTCCCGGTCCACTTCGGTCACGGTGCCGGTGCGGATCAGGTTGGTGATAAGGCGCATAATTTCGGTCAGTTGTGCATTCATAACGAAAGGTTGCCATCAGAGGGAAAAGGGAGGCAGTGCGGGCGCTTGTACCAGCGGTGGCACAAAGATCACCCCGCCAGCCAGCGCAGCAGAGCTTCACGGGTGATGGTTTCCACCTCATCATTCACGCCCAAAAGGCGGCGCTCTGCGTAGCGGACCTCCGGGCCTTTTCGGCTGACGCGATCCCGCAGGCCGTAATGGTGAACACGGGCAATGCGCTGCACCTTGCCATCAAACTGCACGCTGGCGGAGTCCGCACTGGCGGTGGTTTTCAGGTATTTTGTGGTGCGAAGCTTTGCAAACATCTGGCGTTTGATGCGCCCCTTCTTGCTGCGGGCTGTCACCCGGCGCGGCTCATAGCCGCTGCCGTCAGGATTACGCTGCAGCCTGATGTTCTGCTGTTGCGTCCGGCGCAACTGTTGCGCCAGTTGCCGCATCATACGGCTGCGTGCAGCAGGCTCCAGATTTGCCAGCAGCGCCGTCAGCCAGTCATCCACCCTCTGCAGCTCATCCACGTTTCACCGTCCACATTTCTTCGGGTTCGTCCGGCTCCGGCACCGCTTCAACGCTCGACACGCTGCCGTCAGTGCTGACCAGCACGCGCTCCGTCAGTTGCAGGTTAAGGCTGATATCGCACACATCGTTGCGCAGAATATCCACTTCAAAGGTGAACAGTTTTTCGCGCAGATCCGGGTTGTTGATGGCGTCCGGCTGGTTGTCACTGAGCCACAGCAGCACAGGGGCCATCAGCAGATTCTGGTCGCCGCTGAAATCCTCGATCACCACGTTCAGGGTGTAGCGGTATTCCCATGACATGGAGCTGGCACCGGTTGCCACCAGTGAGCCGTTATCAACGAAAAGGTGGAGCTTGTCCGGGTTGTCCCGGACATAGGCAACCGCTTTATTCAGGGCGCTGCGTAAGGACTGCGGTTTGTTCACTGTCTCGCTCCTGACACGCAATAATTGTGTCCACTTTGTCAGCACAGACCGCCCAGGCGGCCTCGGTTTCATCCAGCACCGCATTCAGATCGCCGTTACTGCGCGGCGCTGACCTTTCCAGGCGGCACTGCGTCACTCTGGGACAGCCACTCACGGTAAGCTGCACCTCCGGCGAGGGCCGGACGCTCCCGCAGCCGGATAATGTCAGCAGGCAAAGGAGTGCCAGCCCAGCGGCGCAAATCCTCGTTTTCACGTTTCAGTTCCTCGATCCGGTGCTGGCGGCTGCGCAGAAGTGCGGTGGTCTGTTCCGCTGCAGCATAAAGCCGCGTCTGCTCCCGGCTGTTGGTTTCGGTCAGAATGGAGAGGCCGATCAGCTGGCTGTTTTTCTTCGACAGCTCCTGCGTTTTGCTTTTCAGCGCCGCGCCCTGCGTTTCGATGGTGTGGCTGGCATTGTTTAGCCGCCACGACTGCCAGCCCAGCGCCGCAAGTGCCAGCGCCAGCACTACCGCCAGCGCACGCATCAGGCCGCCATCGGCTCATGAAGCTGCGCGCGGGCAATCTGATACAAAACCAGCGTCAGCAGGTAAAACACCAGGGTGATCACCCATCCCGAAAACGCCAGGCACAGAACAATAAGCAGCCTGATTACCCATGTACGCACGGGTTTTACGGGGTGCGTCCTGAATTTAAGTAATGCAGCCCTGACCTCATCGCGCGCCCGATCTCCGGCGAACCACCCGACAGCGCACAGCGCAGCGAGCAGCCAGGCGAGGAAGCATGACACCCAGACAGACGCACCAACCAGAACCGGCGCACCGCTGCGTGGATACAGCAGGCTGATAACCAACAGCGCAGCCCATGCCAGCTGGAAAAAAACGCTCATGACTTTCTTTTTCATTCCATTATGCTCCTTTTAAGCACCAGGCCATTTCCCGCGCGCGGCGGTTGTCCAGCCCCTGATTAAACACACCTTTGACATACACCCAGCGCGGCAGCTGATGGCAGGCATCCGCCCAGCGCCGCTGGTTCAGCAACTTAACCAGCGTGGAGCTGCAGGCGTTGCCGGTGCCCACGTTGAAAGCAAACGACACCACCGCGTCATAGACCTTTTGCGGCATCGGCTGCACCACACATTTATCCAGCGCCCGCTCCACGCGCAGCACGTTGGTGATAAGTCCCTGCGCCGCCTGCCGTTCCGTGATGGTTTTGCCCGGCACCACACCGGACGTATTGCCGATCCCGTCGGTCCACACGCCCGCGCTGCACTGATAAGGCTGCAGGCGGCATCCCTCGTAATCGGCGATCAGTTTCAGCCCCTCAACGGAGGTATGAAGCGACTGAAATCCGGGCAGCGTGGCGGCGATAGCCAGCACCGCCCCGACAAGGCAGCGCTTAACGATTGAAGGATTCATATTCCCCCCGCGAAATCTTGCCGCCACGTAACAATTTGAAAGACTGGTGTTTGTAGTACCAGTTGATAGCCAGCATCAGCACACCAATCAGTACGCCGCCAACCGTTGACGCATCCTTGAGCGACAGATCGCCCAGCCATGCCAGCAGCACGGCGATGCAGTAAGTGATAAAGGCGCTGATTCGTTCAAGCGTCATAATTCAGTCCCATAGCTGGACGGTCTGCGCCGTGGTTGACGCCGTAATGTCCGGCATTTCCACCTGCAGCCCGTGCGGTAAAAATGGGCCGTACTCAGCCAGCCCCGGATTTGCCTGCAGAACCTGCTCAGTGACACCCTGCGTGCGCCCGTAATGACGCCAGCAAAGCGCGTCCACCGTGTCATACTGATGCGCACGCACTTTCATCAGATAAGCTCCACCGTACAGTGCGGCGCATCCTGCACCCGGCTGATGGCCCAGCGGGCATCACGCCACAGATCGCCGCTGGCCTCCGCCAGCTCCTCCCCTCGCTTCACGCCTGACGCCGTGGCGTCATAGTCCTGATAACGCTCATTGAGCACGGCGCGCGCCCAGCAAAAAACGGCGTTGTGGTAGTGCTGGATGCGCTCGCTCTTGCCGTCCAGCATTTCCGCCGGTACATCTGCAAGTGTCCGCCAGCCCAGCATCTGCTGACGGTGGCGAAAGTCGTACAGCTCAGCGTTAACCTCAGAAATAGCCGTCAGCACGACCTGCTTTAAACGCGGCTGCGTCACCGTGCCGTCAGTGCGCATCACACTGCGAAATTCCGACAGGTCCACATCAGGCCAGAACGGCGTATTTTTGATGACCTCCGCCTGTTCCGGTGCCTGCTCGGGCGCAACAAACTTCATGCGGCTTTCTCCTGAATAAGTGGGCGGTGGACGGGGTTTTGATGTGGCAGTGCCTTTCGCCACCCCGTGCCGCCCGTGCGCGGGGCACGTTCTTTAGCGGCTGTCATTGCGCAGTCTGCGCTCCAGCTGCTGTTTTTCTTTTTTTACACCGCAGCGGGGATCGAGCTGCAGCGCATGGGTAAGGTGATTCAGGGCAGATGCCGGGCTGCTTTCGCTCAATACAGCGCCGATGGCTTTATGCAGGCGCGCCCGCGACTGATCCGGCATATCCAGATCGGTTGTCAGCTCCAGCGTCTGCAAAAGCAGATCGGCATCAAAACCGGCAGCAGCAAGCAGAGCGTTTTGCGCCGCGTCTGCCATTTCTTCTGCCAGCACGGTCTGCACGTTACGGTTGCCCAGCGGCATCACCCAGCCATGACGGAGCGCATGACGCCCGATTTCCAGCGCACCGGCATAATCACCGGCGTCAATACGCCACAGCATCACGTACATCAGCACGTCATCCTGCTGCGCACCTCCGGCAGCCAGCACGCCGTCCGCCCAGGCGGAATATTTCGGCAGCAGTTCCACCTTGATTTCCGCCTTTTTCACCGTGGACTGGACGCCCTTGAGGCGGCGGCGGTCTTCTGCCAGTTGCAGCAGCATCAGGTCATAGCCCGACGCATGGCGAACACTGCCGCCCTCACGGGCGGCCTGTTCGGCCTGAATGCGCAGGCGGTGCTGCCGTGCGGGACTCAGGCTCATGCGTTATTCCCCACCTTCCGGTGCGGCAGGCGCGCTGAAATCACCGATTTCGATGTTTTCAACCAGCGCCGCGCAGCGGTAGTCCTCGACCACATACGCCTCGTTGACGGATTCAAAGTTTTCAATCCGGTCACGTTTCGGGTTATCGATAACAGAACGGCGGCGGGTGTCTTCCTGCCAGTAGATAGACAGGTTATCCAGACGGGTGATCAGCAGGGCATTTGCCGGGAAGTAAGGCGCGCGCACAGCCTGCAGGCCGCCCATACGTTTCTGGCTGATGATCAGATCGGCGGCGATTTTCTCGCTGTTGTCCTGCTCTTTGTTGACCAGCGGGAAATACTTGTCAGACAGCAGTTCACGTCCGCAGACGACAACCAGATCGTCATCATCCTGATAAACCGCGTCGATCAGCTCGTTGACGGCATCCATCACCACGGCGTCCAGGTTGGCATAGTCACCCCCCTTACCCACCTTGACCGCGCCTGCAGTTGTTGCGCCGTCTTTTGTTGTGCTGCCCATGACATGATCCGGCGCGTCTTCGCGGATTTTCTGCAGCCAGCCTTTATTGACGTCCTGCAGCAGCGGGTTTTCAGCACGATTGGAGGTTTTGGCGCGCTTCACGCCGTTAAAGCCGATCATGATGCGGTCCAGCGCCTGACGCTTGACGATGGCGTTGCGGATACGCACCTGGAAGTCCTGGAATTTCGCCCACAGGTCCAGTTTTGCGTAGGTCAGTACCGTATCAAAGTTGGTCTGCTCGCATTTGTATTCCACGTCTTCCATCAGCGTCGGATCGGTAGGCGCGCGCTCTTTGGTGGTGGTATCGGTGGTTCCGGCAATGGTGCTGCCAACACCCAGCCCCAGCAACTGCCCGGACTGCTCAGTGACCGGCGTGATGTTAACCAGTGTCAGGAAAGCGGCGGACTGCTGGATCTGGTCTTCCAGCGTCTGCTGCACGGACGGCTCTACAGTGAACTTACTGGAGAGTTCTTCCACCTCCACACCGTTCAGGCGCGCCAGCTGCTGCAGGTAAGCGTTAAAGGCAAAGCGGGTTTTCTTTTTCATCGGGTTTTATGCTCCATCAGCAATTGGTCAGGGTGCCTGCCGGTGCGTCACCGCCCGGCGCGCGCTGGCGGTAGTCTTTACGGCTGTCTTCGCTGCTCAGCTTCTGCTCAAGTTCGGCAAAGGCGGCCTGCTGTTCCTGCAGGGAGGACTCCAGCTCAGAAAGGCGCTTGTCCTGTTCGGTCAGGGATTTATCCGTGCGCTCGCTCAGGTTCTGCTGCTCGGTGGCTACCAGTTCCACGGCTTTATGCACGTCGGAGAAACGCGCCTCATCGGTCTGCTCTTTTTTGGTGAACAGCGCGGTGACGCGGGCAAAGAGGGACGGCTTTTCGTCCTGGGCTTCTTCCAGTTCGATCAGCGTTTCAACCGCTTCCGAAAACAGGTTTTCAGGGTTCTGCTTACGGTTCGCCAGCGGGTTATGCGCGGCGCTGGCGCTGAATGCCAGCATTTCGGTGCCAAGGCTCGCCGGATCGTCCGTCGCCCCCAGCCCCACAAGGTAGGCTTTGCCGGTGTCGGCAAACTTCGTGCTAACCTCCATGGAGGTGAAAAGCTTCTGGCCTTTCTTCACCAGCTCCACCAGGGCGTCCGTGGGTTCGATATCGGCATAAAGCGCCATCTTGCCCGCCAGCGGCCCGTCCTTGATTTCTTCTGCAACAAGCCCCGTCACCCTGCCGTAGCGGTTAAAGGTGCTGTCCGGCAGATAAGACTTGATGTGCTCAAGGTTAATCAGCGCGGTATAGACCGTCGGGTTGTAGCTGGCAGCCATCTGTACCAGCCATTCACGCTGGATTTCGCGCCCGTCAGTGGTGGCACCTTCCACCCCAATACGGAAACGCTTTGCTTTCACTGTCATGAGCCGTGCTCCGTTAGAAATAACTTACTGGAGCCTTATGTTTGCGGTGATGGGGGGAGTGAAACAACGCGCGGCACTTGTACGGTAAACCACACAAACCGCAGCCGGGGAAAGCCGTCAGGCAAGGCCGTATGTTTGGGCCATGAACACGACACTGACCCCCGCAGACCTCGATCCCCGTCGGCAGGCCATGCTGCTGTACTTTCAGGGATACCGTGTAGCCCGCATTGCTGAAATGCTGGGAGAGAAAGTTGCAACCGTTCACAGCTGGAAGAAGCGCGACAAATGGGGCGACTATGGGCCACTGGATCAGATGCAGCTCACCACCGCCGCACGTTACTGCCAGCTCATCATGAAGGAGCAGAAAGAAGGGAAGGACTTCAAGGAAATTGACCTGCTGGCGCGCCAGTCAGAGCGCCACGCCCGGATCGGTAAATTTAACGATGGCGGGAACGAAGCTGACTTAAACCCGAACGTTGCCAACCGTAACAAAGGGCCACGCCGCCAGCCCGAAAAGAATGTTTTCACTGATGAACAGACCGAAAAGCTGGAAGAAATCTTCCGTAACGGCATGTTTGAATATCAGCGCCACTGGTGGCAGGCAGGCGTAAAACACCGCATTCGCAACCTGCTTAAATCACGCCAGATCGGGGCAACATACTTTTTTGCCCGTGAGGCGCTGATTGACGCCATCACCACAGGGCGCAACCAGATTTTCCTCTCAGCCAGCAAGGCCCAGGCGCACGTCTTTAAGCAGTACATCATCGACTTTGCAAAAGAGGTGGATGTTGAGCTGAAAGGCGACCCGATGACGCTCAGCAACGGGGCGTGCCTGTACTTCCTCGGCACCAACGCCCGCACGGCGCAGAGCTACCACGGCAACCTGTACCTTGATGAATATTTCTGGATACCGAAATTCCAGGAGCTGCGCAAGGTTGCTTCCGGTATGGCCATTCACAAGAAATGGCGACAAACCTACTTCTCCACGCCGTCCAGCCTGACCCACAGCGCCTATCCGTTCTGGTCAGGCGCGCTGTTCAACCGGGGCCGCGCCAAAGCAGACAAGGTGGATATTGACCTGACCCACAGCAACCTTGCGCGCGGCGTGCTCTGCCCGGACGGGCAGTATCGCCAGATCGTCACCGTAGAGGATGCGGTGCGCGGCGGCTGTAACCTGTTCGACCTGGACCAGCTGCGCATGGAGTACAGCCCGGACGAATACCAGAACCTGCTGATGTGCGAATTTATTGACGATCTGGCGTCAGTGTTCCCGCTTAGCGAGCTGCAGGCGTGCATGGTGGACAGCTGGGAAGTCTGGTCCGATTTTCAGGCGCTGGCGCTGCGCCCTTTTGGCTGGCGCGAAGTCTGGATCGGATACGACCCGGCGAAAGGCACGCAGAACGGTGACAGCGCCGGGTGCGTGGTGGTGGCACCGCCAACCGTGCCGGGTGGCAAGTTCCGCATTCTTGAGCGGCACCAGTGGCGCGGGATGGACTTCCGCGCCCAGGCTGACGCGATTAAAAAACTGACGCAGCAGTACAACGTGACTTATATCGGCATCGACTCAACCGGCGTCGGTCACGGTGTCTACGAGAACGTGAAAGCGTTCTTTCCTGCTGTGCGGGAGTTTGTCTACAACCCCAACGTCAAAAACGCCCTGGTGCTCAAGGCATACGACATTATCAGCCACCGCCGTCTGGAGTTTGACGCGGGACATACCGACATTGCGCAGTCATTCATGGCTATCCGCCGCGCCACTACCGCGAGCGGCAACCGCCCTACTTACGAAGCCAGCCGCAGCGAAGAAGCCAGCCACGCAGATTTGGCCTGGGCAACGATGCACGCACTGTTTAACGAACCGCTGCAGGGCGAAGCCGCCAATACCAGCAACATTGTGGAGATTTTCTGATGCACTCAACCCCAACTAAACTGATGACTACCGCCAGCCTGCCTGTAGATCGCCCTTTCTTTGCTTACCAGCATGAATGGAACAGTGGCACACGCAGCAGAAACCGCGTACTTACAAAAATGCGTCAGGCTGGCGCGGATTTCTTTTTTGCATACGAAGCCCTGAACGATGCACTGCATACCGGACGCAACCAGATTTTTCTGGGCTGCAATCCGGCATCAGCCCTGACAGTCAAAAACTATATGTCAGCTTTTTTAGGTGAGGCCGCAGCCTGGACGCATCTTGGGGAAATAAAATCAGGTAAAGCGCATCTTGAACTACCAAACGGTGCGGTTATTTATTTTATCGGGCCGGAAAGTCTCGCCGCCGCGCTCCATGGAAACGTCTACGTGTCAGAGTATGCCTGGGCTGACTCCCCAAAAAATATGATTGCGCTCGCCAAAAGCCTGTCCATGCACGCGCGCTATCACGCTACCTACTACACCACCCCAAGCCGCAACCCCGAGGCATGGCAGGAATACAAGAAGCTGATTGCCCGCAACAGCACTACCTGCATGACCTTTACCGCTGATGACGCTGCAGCATCCGGGGCAACGCTCGCAACCGGAGCCGCGCTCTTTGATGATGAATGGCTGAATGACATGAAAAAAGAATTATCAGCAGAGGACTGGAAAATGCTGTTTATGTGCGAATGGACCCAGGATGACAAGGAGCAGGCGGCATGAGCAAACGTAAAAACAAGATTAACCGCGCAGCGGTAGATCACAACGCACAATCAGGCGGCGCTGCGGCGGAGGCGTTCAGCTTTGGCGACCCGGTGCCGGTGTTAGACCGACGCGAATTACTGGACTACGTTGAATGCGTGCAGATGGACCGCTGGTATGAGCCGCCGGTGAGCTTTGACGGACTGGCGCGTACCTATCGCGCCGCCGTACATCACAGCTCACCGATTGCTGTTAAGCGTGACATTCTCAGCAGTACCTACATCCCGCACCGCTTGCTCAGCCAGCAGGCTTTTGCCCGTTTCGTCCAGGACTATCTGGTGTTCGGCAACGCCTATCTGGAAAAGCGTACCAACCGGCTCGGCGGCATTCTCTCACTGGAGCCAGCACTGGCGAAGTACACACGGCGAGGCGTGGACCTCGACACCTACTGGTTTGTGCAGTATGGCCTGACCACGCAGCCCTATGAATTTACGCAGGGCAACATCTTTCATCTGCTTGAGCCGGATATTAACCAGGAGATTTACGGTCTGCCCGGCTATCTCTCAGCCATTCCATCAACCCTGCTCAACGAGTCCGCAACGCTGTTCCGCCGGAAGTATTACATCAACGGCAGCCACGCGGGCTTCATCATGTACATGACCGACGCAGCACAGAATCAGGAGGACGTGAACAATATCCGCCAGGCAATGAAAAGCGCCAAAGGGCCGGGCAACTTCCGCAACCTGTTTATGTATTCGCCCAACGGTAAAAAGGACGGTATCCAGATCATCCCGTTATCGGAGGTTGCGGCGAAGGATGAGTTTCTGAACATCAAGAACGTGAGCCGCGATGACATGATGGCGGCGCACCGCGTACCACCGCAGATGATGGGCATCATTCCCAACAATACCGGCGGCTTTGGCGATGTGGAAAAGGCCAGCCGCGTCTTTGTCCGCAACGAGCTGATGCCGTTGCAGAAGCGACTGCAGGAGCTTAACGACTGGCTTGGCGAAGAAGTGATCCGCTTTGAGCCGTACACGCTGGGACTGACAGAAGACAAGCGCAACGACTGACCCACCGCACCGCGACAACAAGACCACCTCTCACAGCGCCCCGGCAGCATTCTGCGGGGTGCTTCTTTTTTGCTGCTATTCCCTCACCCTCACCGATTGAAGCCGCCAGCGTGCCGGAGATTGCGCCGGATTTTTACCATTTCACCCCGTTGCGCGCGCTCGTATCCCCGCCACGCCTGCCCGCTTTGTGTAGTGGTTTTCATGCACCTGCATGACATAAGCAGAAGCCCGCCATTCCTGGCGGGCCTCAGCAAAAACGATCCTCAAACGATCATGCGGATTCATGCAGCATAGTCATGCACTACCCTGCTCTGCGTCGCCAGCAGGCCTTCTCCTGCGTGTTGATGGCTTTTTACCACCCAACTTGCGGCAGTCTTTTCTGTCGCGCGCTTCGTCTTCTTTAAATTTGTTATACGTTTCAGTGTCAAAAAACGAGATAGTTTCAACTTCATCTTTAGGGATCAGCACACGGAAATCCTGAATATTCAGGCGCGACATTCCACTAATGACGCCGCTTTCAAGATAGTGCTGATGGTAGTTTGTCGTGATATTTATCGTTAGGTCGTCTTTGTCACGATATCCGCTCAGCATGGGGAGAATTTCAAGGTGTTCCGACAATCCATTTTCCAGCGCCGGACAAGTCACCAGCCCTACATAGATTTTGCGTGATGAAAGTGTAGCGATGATAGGGAATTGACGCGCTGATGCTTCCATGAGTAGCGACTCAAAGGCATTGTTTCCCACAGCCTTTGCCAGTGCATCCCAACGGCGATCACCCTTCGAAGTACGCCGTTTGTTTAGCCAACCGAACAGAGCCGCCAGAACTATTGAAATCACAACCCACGCGATCTGCTTAATTTCATTGATGCGCTGCGGCTTATCCGTTGTGGTGGATAACATCCCGTTAAAGCTGTCTGGAGTCAGATTCAGCGCATTGGAAAGCCAGCGAAACCCACCACTGATGTTAAGAGCGAAGGTAAGAAAGCCGCCAGCGAGGAAAAAGACAATTCCCCATGCAGCCACAAAAAAATAAGCGTCCCAGCCATTGGAACGCTTATATCTATAACGCGTTGAAAGTGATAGGTTTACATATATAAAACCACTAACCAAAATCACTGCTAAAAGTAATGTTGCCATTATCGGGTTCTGTAATAATGTTTTGCTTTGACAGTGCTCGTTTTGATGCCTTCAAGCTTATCCATCTGATCTCTGATGGCTTTCATAGCTTCTTCGTTGGACAAATCTACGGACACAAAACCATCTTTACTCAGATTGAGCTTGTCCTGGTTCTCTTTCAGAACCCGTGCCAAACGTTCAACTGGATTACCCAGCCTCAATGCGGCGATACTTGACATAACCCCTCCTTCTTATATGGCGCGGAAGTGTACACTTCGTCACCAGCAACCACAACAGCAAATTCCTTATAACTAAGACAACCGTTTTAACTGTTGGTTGCGTTACTTAACTTAAGTTCATTGCCCCTAATCGCGCAAGATGTTTCTGCCTTAA